TCACCATCTTCATCTTGTTCAGCTTGAAGACCTAATTGAACAGCGTGCTCCCAATTCCATTTCTTTTCTGTAATAATGAAAACTGGTAGGTGGCCTTTCTTTTGTGCATCCACTGCAGCTAAAATCATAGCAGTTGTTTTAGATGAGTTAGAGTGACCTAAGAACATATTGATACCACCCATAACTGGACCAGGCATACCACAAGCATCTAAAAATGCTTGACCACAATAGTAGTAATTTGTTTCCTTATATTTTGTTTTCGTAGAAAACTCTTTTAGGATATCCTCGTCGTTAAATGTTTTTTTCTTAATAGCCATATAATATTTTTTTTAAAAATGGGGCTTGTGACGTTATCTCCACCCCTTGTATAATTAGAACGGTAAGTTCTCGTCTGCATCGTCATCCTCTTGTGGATCTTCGATTGGTGCAGAAGGCGCTTTGAAAACCTCTTCACCTTGTGAGTTAGATACCCATTTCTTAGTATCGCTATCCCAACGTGGAGTCTCACCTTTAGCTACCATCTCAAGATACTCTTCTGGTTTCTTAGAGTAAACATCAGACCATACTGTCTCTTCGTTAACCCAAGCACTAGCTGTTGCAGCATCTGTGTGTAATGGTGATGGATCTTCAGGCATAACTGAATTGATTGAAGTATATTCTTTACCATTACCTGATTTAGTTAATGTTAAGAATAATGTTAAATCTCTACCAGTTTCAACATCGGTAATATCACCTTTCTTTTGGAAGATTGGGAAGATTTTGTCGATGATACCATCACCTTTAGCATTGTGCTTAAATCTCCAGAATTTAGGTCCGTCTTGTTCGTTATCTCTATCAATAACTTTAACAATATAGAACTTACGTGAACGGTACTGACGAGCTAATTCAGCGTCAGATTGAACCTTAGTTGCATATAATGCATCCTTAACTTCATTTAAAGGTGAACGCTTACCTTCTTGAGCTGGATCATATAATTTAGTCCAATTACCGTCAATTTGAATCTCATGGAAGTAACCTTCTTTAAATGGTGTTTCACCATCCTTAGTTGGTAGAATTCTAATACGTCTTTCACCAGACTTAGAACCTTTAGGAAGAACAGTTGTAAAATACTTTTTCATTCTGTCTTCTTGTGAAATCTTGTTCGTGTTGCTACTTGTAGCGTTTTTGTTTTTTTCGTACTGTGCTAGTACTGAATCTACTGTTGCCATAATAGTTTTTTTATTTGTTAAAAATCTTATGATAAAAGATACATAAAAAAACCCAGATTAAAAAATCTGGGCTTAATATTTTTTTAAATTTTTTTATTTGTTAGCTAAAAGGGGTGTCAGCACTCCACTCAGAACCATTGTTTACTAGATCATTATATCCAGCAGCATCATAAACAGGGTTAGCAACTGAACCACCTAATAATAACAATTTAGTTGTTGCTGTTGCTGTTAATGGAGATGTTGGTACTGTTAATGAAGAACCAGTATAGATTGCTGAGTTATCCCAACGGAAGTTGGTTAAATAACCCGACCACCAGTTTGGAGAACCTGCTTCTGGATCATCAACACCCATATTTAAGTCAAATCCAGCATTTACTGAATCTGTAATATTTCTATTATCATTTAATTTAGTTTCCGCTAAAGTTCCATCAATAAATAATTTAGTTGTTGTACCACTTCTACAAATTGCAATGTGAGTCCAATCAGCACCACTATTATAACCAGCTGGCATTGAACCGTTTAATGCATTACCATAAGGCCAAATATAACATGTCCCACCTTCAATTGAACATCCAATAGTTGCGGTTGTGTTGAATCCTAGAGAGAACACTCTTGGGAAGCTACTTCCACCAACACCTTTCTTCATGAACCATTCAATTGTGAAGTCACCTGTTCCTGGTAACCAGTTCACCACATCAGAGTTTAATGCGGTAACATATTGCGTACTTCCGTCAAATGTAATAGTACCAGAACCTTCAACAGGTACAGATGGGATACTTGGCTCAATATCACCCCAGCTTATGATATAATCATCATAGCTACCCATAAAAGAGTTTCTAGGGGTTACATTATAACCATATACATTTCTTAATTCATTTGCCATTGTCTCATTAATATGAGAATTACCAACAATAATTCTATACAGACCTTCTGCAGTAGCACCAGAAACTAATGTGCTAATATAAGAAAGAGATCCTGTTGTTGTATTTGAAGCTGTTAAAGCTGCTGATCCTGATATCATTTTTTAAATAGTTTTATTCTAAAGTTAAAAGGTAAGCTAATTTATTGACCTCAGCAAGCATTTCATCTCTAAGATTCAATAGATCCGTATCATTTTCTGATGATAATTCGGCGCTTAAGCCAATTAAAAATTCTTTTATTTTTTGTATAAATTTAACAATATCAATGTCTTGTAGATTATATATTTCAATATTTCTGTTTGATTCATCAATTGAAAATCTACCTACTTTACCCATTGATATTTCTACGTATTGGTCAATAAGGTCATCTAATGTGTCATATATGTTACCAAAAGCAATATGTCTAGCATAACCTTTTGTTTGCCAATGTAATATCTTGAATTGGCACTGTAACCCTAAAAACAAATTAACATTAGAACCTAGGTTGTTGCTCATCTTCATAAGGATTAAATGATTGACTCAAGTCTTCTTTAGAGTAATTTTCAATGTCGCTCTTTGTTAAAACGTATTCGTTTTTGCCACTAGCTCTCATTTCTTGTTGTTTATGTGCGAAAAATTCTTGAGGTTTTTCGTTAAATGGGTATGAATCCAATGAACGCATCTCTAATTTTTCCTGAGGGGTTTGTGGTTTAACATCGTCTATTTTTGCACCTAATTGGTCAATTTTAGCGATAACCGCGTCCATATTACTTAATTTAGCTTCAAGGTCATCTAATTTGCTGAATACAGCATCCATTTGTTGCATAACACCGCTTTGTTCACCTTTAGAAGCTTCTAGTTCGTTTTTAATATTCTTGGTCATGTTAACCAAGTCAGTAACGTCCACTTCTTCAGTGCTTTCTGCACCTTCTGGTGAATCCGGTAATGCTGGAGCATCCGCTGGCATTGCTCCTGGATCAGCTGGTGGCATATCTAAAGCCGCCCCTGGTTCCGCTGGAGCATCCGTAGGTGCTGGAGCTGGTGGTAATTCTTGCTCATTAATCACATAAAGTGATTTTGCATTTCTATTAATAGATTTGTATCTATTGATTTCTTCTAAAAGTTTTTGCTCTAACATAGTATTAGTCTTGTAATAATTGTCTACCGTCTTCGGTAATGTATTTTTTATTTATTCTTTCAACGATACCGTCTTTTGATCTAATAACATAGCATTCGCCAGTTTGTAAATCACACTCTTCCCTTTCCATAGCGTCATTTGATACTTGTCTAGAAACCTTTGGGTTTAAAAACTGATCTACTGATTTATTTAATTTTTCCATAATGTTAAAATATATACCTATAAATACTTTAATAATTACTATTTTCTAATGTTTAATCTAAAATAGACAACATCTCCCTCATTTAATTTTAATTTTTTCATAAGCTTAGCGGACATGGCTATTCCATATTGACTAGCTTTACTATCTGTAATTGATGGGCCGTTATGTACAGGGCCGTCAAATCTTCCAGTTGAAGGGTTAACGTCGGTTGTTAATTTGTAACTCAAACGTGAATTAGGGTTATAGAATTCGGTATCATATTTGAAAATTTCTTCTTTGTTATTGTTTACAACCATTCTAACAGCATAGTAATCAAAAAGACTATCTTTAATGTCTGAATACTTTTTAATAACATTTGGATAAGCTTTCCAACCACTAACTAATTCTAATTCACCCGCTGGATCATATTTTGAACCACCAAATAAAGCCACTCTAGTTCTAAGCCAGAATTCACCTTTAGATGCTTCAATATATTGAATGTATTTTTCTGTTCCGCTACCAACCTTAGCACCATTGTATGGTATTAAGTCATATAATAAACCAGATTGATTAACAATAATTTTTGTTAAATCTTCGTTACCCACAGCATAACCAGGATCAATACTTAATACTTGTTTGTCTTTTGTTGTTATTGTTCTTTCCGTTGTAACGACCGAATTAGTTTGTTGTTTCTTTTTAACCGCAGAAGACAATAACCTACTAAATAATGGTCTATAACTAGACATAAATGTATTATCTAATGAAGGTAGACTACTATTTGAAATTCTAACACCAGTGAATGATGTTTCAAATTGACCAGCTTTAATGGAATGGTTAACATCGAATATCAAATATGTACCATTAAACATAGGCACATTTGCTAAGTAAAAATACATTGTTGGTTGCAACATAACATTACCCATACAGGTAACGCTACACTGATATGACGCCGTTTTATAAATGTCAAACAAACCAATATCAACAGAATGTGATCCACCACCGCCCTGAGATCTAGCTAATCTTTCTTGTGCAAGGGCACTTTCCGTTGTGTTTTTATATGTACTTTGGTCTAGTGATATACTTTTAAACACACCCTGTGCTTGATCACCAAAGTTAACTTCAAAAGAAACCACCCTGTTTGAATTGGCGGTATCTGTTTCCATGAATATTCTTGGCTCAACAATTAACGGGTTGTTATTTGTATCCTTGATGTCAAAACTATCACTTTTAAACTTATACTCTTTATTAACCCTAGACATGTCCAAGTATTGTGATGTCTTGTTAATATATTGTAAAATTATTTTTGGTGATGACTCTTGATAATCAACATCTAAGAATGTACCAAATAGGTTTCTGGCTAAATTTTTAGATGGTATTATTCTTTTTTTGCTACTTGTGTTTGTTCCGTAAAAGTTAATATAAGCCGGTAATGGTCTCATGTCAAAACCGGTACCTTGAATTAACGTTGATACCGCACTATACAAATCAATTTTAGCATTTCTTTCGTTACCTAAAGAAATAAGTCTTTCTAAACTTATATAAGCTTTATCCCCAATGTCTCTATTTGCTCTATCTAAAAATAAAAACTCATCCATTAGGTGTCTTTGACCAATAGCGTTTCCAGCAATCCACTTATCATTAAAAGATTTAAAATATTGATATAAATCTAATTTTGTTGTTTTTGCTTCATTGTAACCATGGTATATGGTTATTTTATCTTTCTTTTTTTCTTGCGCTAAGTCTTTGAATTTTCGTATAAAATTCTGTAAGAAAATGGAAAGTCTATTATCTTGTGGATCAAATATGTTTGTCTTTATATATGATTTAAATCCATTGTTGCTTGGTACAAATAAAGGGTCTTTTGTTTTATTGTCCTTAAGCCATCCAGCATATATTCTAGCTAACTCTCTATGTGAATAGATGTTTTCTTCTGATACTTCAATGTCATTAACTAAGAAAAAGTTTTCATATAAATTTGTAATTCCACTATATGTTGATCCTGTTATGTTGTAACCAATATATAATTCTATTAATTTTCTATTTGCCGTTGTTAATTGTGATGAGTCAAATTTGTTTGGTAGATATGACTTTGAATTACCAATAAACCCGTTGATTATATAATCATCAATTTGCTTAGGATTACCAATAACTAGTTTTCTTAGATTTTTATTATCTAACATACTTGTTGTTAAAGCCTCTAGTTTTGTTTTTTGTGCATTGATAAGTTTTTCTCTGGCTCCATCAACTGTTAAGTCAATACCTGTTTTGTCTACACTACAAATCTCTTTTAATATTTCTTGGAAAGATGTATAGTCATGCGTGCTACCTTTTGATGTGTCTAAATCTAGGTCCAATGAAGAAAACTCTAAAAACATAGATTCAAACTCATCCAATAATTTTGGACTAAAGGTTGCAATCAGATCAATCACTTTCTTCTTGTTACCAGTTAATGAAAATAGGTTTCTGGTTGTTTTAAACATTTCATTGTATTCCGGAAAGTATAAAACATTATATGATGGATGTTTAGTTAAATCACTGTTATCCAATATAATTCTAAAAGAATCTTGTAATAATCCAGAAAAATTATCAACTATGTTATTAATCTTTGCTGCACCATTAGATGGTAAAATTGTGTATCTGTTGTCTGTACTTTTGAACTTTGAGTTATCTACTAAAGATGTTAGAGTGTAACCACTTTTGCTTGTTGGTTTTTCTAAAATATATTTTGTGATACCAGTTGTAACAGCACTATTATATTGTGAGCTTGCATTAACAGCCGTAGCACTTGTTTTTGTGAATCCAGATGGGTTATAAAAACTATACCCGTTTACAATTTGGTGAAATATACCATGATAATATGGATAAACACCAACGTAAGAATTTGAGGAATACGTAACCGCACTCATAGACGGTGTAACCGCACTAAGATTAAATGCTACGTTTGTACCATTATCAAAAAATGTAGATCCGTTTATTGAAACCGTAACACCGCTTAATATATCAACCCCTTCTTTAAGTTGTTTTTTGTAACGATGATATATTGCACCCCATTTCAACATTAAATGATATGGAACATAATGTGTTGCTGCCACTTCTTTAAATAAAGACGACATAAGCACTTTGCTACCATTAAATTCAATAATGTCATCTAAATCTTTATATGGTAATGAGTTTAATAAAATATATGCGGAACCAACATATCTTTCTGACACACCACCCTTAAAGAAATCATTAAATAATTGCTTATGGAAATATGGTGTATTAAGTAGATTTCTTGTTTGACCACTTAATGTTATGTTTTGACTAAATATATTTTTAGTATACGCACTTAATATCCAAGCTTCCGAATTTATTGGTGAGTTTATAAAGTTATCATTCTGATTTACCTTAAAGATATTTGTAAATTTATAATCGTTCTCATTTAATACCTTATTACCAATATATGATTGATACAACGCCGAATTAAAAGGGAATTCTTTTAATCTATAAGGATCAATTTTATAATCATTTAATGCGGCTTGTAATTTTGTATATTCAGTATCACTAACAGCGTTTGTTGTTACATTATTGTATTCAACAACATCAAAATCCCTATCTACGAATTCTTTTATATAATCAATTGTTGGTAATCTATCTTGATAGTATGGGTAACGTTCTCTTTGTGAATAAGAGTACATAAAGTTAACTAGATTTTGTGTAGACTTAACTTGTTGATTTAAAACCTCCCTAACATCAACATCACTTTCAATTGCACTATCTAGTGTTTCAAATTCTTTAGTACATATTTCATCTAGTCCCTTATCATATGAAAAGTTACTATATGATGTTATGTATTGTGCTCTTTCAAATATTTCATAAAAGATTGATGCCAAAGATTTGTCTGTATATGGATAAACGTCACCAATTTTAAATAAGGTGCTTACATTTCTTACTTCTCTTCTTTCATCTTTCCCTTCAAAAACAAACATTAAGTCTGATGGGAAAATTTCTTTACCACTTTCAGCATCTACTCTTTTAGTAGCAACACTGTTATATGTCTCAATAAATTCAACTTCGGGCCAAAGTGAAAAATTATTACCTTTAGTTGTTTTTATAATTTCGTTATCCGCAGGGTAAAAATGTGTATATGATTCTTTAGTACCCTTTTTCTTAACCTCTGGCCAAGGGTATATAACTTCGTTTTTATTATTACTAATTTCACCAAGTATTTCTTTTTTCCTAAAATTTGCTCTCTGGATTGCTTTTCTATGAACATCCTGCATTAATCTAATGTATGTGTCCGCATTGGCTAAAATAACAGCAAAGATATTTCTAATTGTTGGCTCAAATCCAAAACCACCATTCTTATCATCTTTAATAATCTCATTCATTTTTGCCTCAATAGCGGTCTCAACCTTTTCTCTATTTGTTATGAATGTGTTTTGTATTTTTTTAATTCTCGCAATTAACTTTTCATTTGCAACAACAAACTTACCATTTTCTATTGTATAAAAATCACTAATATTTCTTATTGAATCTAATGAGATTGTTTGGGTTTTAATACCCTTATCAATAGCCTTACTTTTAATTTTATCCGCTTTACCGAAAGCTAGGTTATTTTCTAAATCAGCAATACCCTTATCTATAATACTTTTTAATGAAAGGTTATTTGTTGTACCTGTTATAATATCTGCACTTGCTGGTCCGTTTGATGTTTGTGTTCTATCATTTGTTACCTTGTTTAACGGGTAATAAATGTCATCACCAACAACCTTCCCTTCTACTGTAGAGTTTAAATGTCTATTACTCCAAGATATTACTCTTTTTTCTAGATTATCTAATACTTTATCATATTCAGCAACATCACTTAAAACACTAGGATTAACGGTTTGTGAAAACAATGTTGTTTCAATAATACTTTCTAGTCCTGTTGCTGTCATTAAAAGTTCCCTCAGTGTTTTAACTGGGAAGTCTTTTGGTATATAACCCTTTGCTTTATAATCAGAATATACCGACTTTAAAATAGAATAACCTTTTGTTGTTTTAGCTATTTTCTTTTCAATAAACCCAGTCTTAGGGTTTGTTTTGTATGGCTCTGTTGATTCAACCATATACATGTATGGTGCATTAACAATGTTTTGAAGTAATATATCATTTAAGAATGCATATGTTGATCCAACAAATTTTGTTGAGATCTCAAAGTTACCGGTGTTACCGTTAAATTTGGTTTTAAAATCAACAAGTTGTATTCTATATCTAATTGCTTTACCATAATAACCTTTAACGGTTAAATAAAATATTGGCCAAGGTTGATGAAAAAAAGCTTTATATGGAGAGTTCTCTGGTGAGTCAAATAATGTTTTACCTCTTACATCAATAAAGTTAATTGATACTTGAGGTATATTACTAGCTCCCTTAACAACAATGTTAATACTTTCTATACCAAATGTTTGTGCGGTTGGATCATAACTTTTTGCTCTGTTTAAATTAGTTCCTGCAAACGCATTTACAGCAGCATTTATTGCATCTTGTTTTGAAGATATTGGAACAAAGGTTTCTGTCCAATTCGTATCAAAGTTATTTTCAAACTCATTTTTATCACCTTGATTTCGCATCATGTTAAATGTTCCAGATGCTAATGATGTTAGTGTACTTTTTTCAGACTCGGAGTAGAGAACACTTCTTGGAACTAAATCAGCTTCTAAATTAACATACATAACCAGATTCTCATGATCAACCAATCTACTTTGTAATTGACCATTTTGATCCAATACAGTATTAGGGTCAACGTGAACTACATTCTGTTGATCTACTACTACAAGTATGTTTTCATTCTGATTTAAATTATTATTCCCCATAATATAGTTTGTACAATTCTACGTTCTTTTTGTATTCTTGTAAAGAATTAATAAGAGGAAAGGGAATCCTAATTATTGAATTATCTGGTATATCAAATTCAATTGACCCAACCTTAGGGTTTGCTAACATAATTAACCAACCAAAAAGCGGTGTATTATAGTACTCTTGAGACATCTTATCTAATCTATCTTTACCCTTAATGTACTTTACGTACTTATCGGTCGATTTTGCTGGTATTTCTATTCCTGGTACAATTTTAAATTCACCATCTTCTAAGAAATATTCATATCTGTTAAAATATTGATTCATTATTTAATGGTTTTAGAGAAATTTAATTTTGTTTCTGTTGAATTATCTTTTAATCCATGAACGTTGTTTAGCTTTTCTTGTTGTGGACCAGTTATTGATCCAGTAATAGTAACACCGTATGGCTTAAAATCTTTTTTATTTTGTACCTTTTTATATTTAAATTTCTTTTCGTCTGTATCCAATGCTTTTTTAATAAATTTATTTAATCTTCTTTCTATTTTGTTTATAGCGTTTTTATCAAATAATTTATTATCTGGTGAGTTTTCATATTCTTTTATAATCTTATCTACGTTTTTCTTAATAATAAATGCCAATAGTTGTTTATAAAGATCATCACTGAAAGATGGGTCAGCAAAATCTATAGATGTGTTTAATTCAGCTGTAAACATCGAGTGTTTATCTTTTATAAGCTTTATAGCTTCATCATATTGTGTATAGAATTTTTGTGCATCAAAATCTGTTAAAGTAACAACCGTAGTTATTTCTTTATCTATTCTAGCATCTTTACCATTAGTTTCCATGATAAAATTAAAACCATCAACCAATTCAATTAATTTGTTTCTATTAGCCTCAAGGTCTTTTATCATTTTCTCATCCCTAATGTTATTTAAAAACTCCGTTACTGTTTTTTTAATATAAGGATCAATAATTGCTCTAGATCTTTCATACTTTGATGATCCGGAATCCATATCTAAATCCAATATAATATTGTGGTCAGATGCTGAAACCTTTTCTAAAAGTTTTGTTTCTAGTCTACCATGTAGATTAAGAAAATCCCTAGTCTTTTTGTAATTACCCAATAGAGTAATCTGTGTTGTTGTACTAAGTGTATCTTGAACATCTAACTGATTTGTTGTTCTATATGTTGGAGATATAAACAATGGTAAAATTTCATTACCATATGTGTTTAACAATTTGTTATATGTGTCTTTAAATTTATCAAAATATTCATTTGTTGCAGCCAACAAGTTATCTCTATTTTGCTGATAACTCATTTGCGGAGATGTTAATGTACCAATATACTTTCCTTCTTTCTTAGGATTTTGTGATGTGTTGATTCCAGGTATTTTTGGTGTTTCAACTTTACCAATTAATTTTTCTAAGAAATCAACATTGAATTTTTGTAAATCTTTTTGGTTTACTGTTGAATCAGCTCTATAGTCATAAATTTCTGTATTGGCATAGAAGTTGGAACTTAATGCGTTTTGTAACTTTGCCACAGGTTCTTTAATTCCTTGACCACCAATAAAGTTTATCTGTAATGTTACATCAGCCACCATTGGTTGTACACCAATACCTTCTGGGTTTAAATCCCATGTAGAATTTTCAAATGTAATGTTTAGATTTGTTATAACAATCTTAGAGTGATAGAAATCACCTATTCTTAAAACACAAACAGGTGGTGGCCCAAATGTTGTATTTCTAGCATCAATAGAACTACCGTTACTTTCTGCATTTAATCCTTTAATTGGTATTGTATCACCCGGTCTAATACATTGTTGTAAGAACGTTAATCTAGCATTTAACCCTTCTGGTGTCATCGAATGAAACGCTGGGTGAAAGTATCTAAACTTTTGTTTAAGGGAATTAAAAACAACAGGATCTGTTTCTTCTAGTTTTTTAAAATAGAAACATTCAGATAATGTTTTCATAATTAATTTCTTAACAATATCTAAAGGTGGTTTTCTGTTTTTTGGTACCTTGTTAACAGTTATGTCAGTTGTTTCTGAACCGACAGTTGTTGTACCTGGCGTTTCCGTTCCTGGCTTTGCTGGTATTTGTGTTGGTTTTGGATAACCAATAACAGTCACATCAACCGATCTACAATAAAAAGTTACTGGGGCATATTTCTTTAAACCACCAGTATTTTTAATTTCTTGTTTATGACAATCATAACCTTCTGGACCAGTTCTAGTTGCATTCTCTCCTTTATTTATGAAAGAAATATTAATGTTACCATTCATGTCTTCACCATAACCTAAGTCTTTAAGATTTAAAAGTAGATCTTCTTTAACTTCACCTGGTTTTGCATCTAGTTCACTTTTTGTTTTCTTCCAGTATTTTGATATTGTTGATGGAACGTCATTATTTTTTGATAACGTCTTTAATATGTGTTTAATAATACTATCAGATCTTCTATATGATAATTTGATATTATATTTGTCATCCGCAACAAATGATGTTGATGATTCTATTTTAATATCAATATACTTTAAATTGTTTTTTGCTAATTCAGCTTTTATTGCTTCTAAACTTGATGTTAATGAAGCATAGTTTCCTTCTAACAATTGAAATGCAGATGTTATTTGACCTTGAGTTCTTGTAACCAAACTAGAGGTTGTTCCTGTTGGTGCTTCGGAACCATAAATAGCTTTTCTATCCGCTTTGTTGTTTGGTGTGTCAACTGTTAATATTTGTGTTAACTCACTATTAAGTTTTGTGTTAAATAATGTTTTAGTCTCCGCTTTGGTATAACCAGAATAAACGTCACCATAAGTCTGATTAGCATATATGTCATCTTGTGGGAATGGTATATCATTAGGGAAAAATAAAAAGCCAGTATATTTGATTGGTGTAGGAAGTTCTTCGATAGCTTCTTTTCCCTCTGTTTTAGTTCCTGGTGTTGTTGTTGTTTCACCAGCAATTTTTTTAAACTCAATTGAGTCTAATTCATCAACTGTTTTACCATCTCTATAATATTCTAGATATGCTTGTATTAATTCTAAATCAGATCTATCTAGTGTTGTGTATTTTCTAACTAATGTATAAAAATCAATATCTTGACAACCAGCAAAAACAGAATTTAAATATTCTTCTGCTTGTTCGTCTGTTATTTCTTTTATTAATAAATTTAAAATACTTGGATGGTCAACAATAACTTTAAATGATACTGTACCACTTCTTTCTGTATTTTGATATGTGTATATTGGTTCTGGTCTACCTAAGAAACTATTTTTATCCCAGTTAGCACTATTAGTTTCATTAACCTTTAAATCATATGGTGGAAACCACATAACACGTCCACCATTTGGTCCTCTTTCACAATATGGTAAATCATCATATGTGTAACCAAACTTATTTGAGGTCTTCCATGAAAGATTTTCAATAGAAAACATGTATTTCTTAACCTTACCAGCAACTGCATCAATGTTGGTCGAACTCTTATCAAAAGAACCATTACCATTAGACATTGGTGCAATGTTTAAATTCCAAGGTGTTGATAATACACTATCTTCAACTTTTCTTATAAGTCCAGTTCTTTTCATTGTATCAGAATAGTTCATATAAGATCTATCCTTTGTCCAAACTCTACAATACTCTGTACCGTCTTCTTTACCTGTTGCTTTATCTATATATTTTATTGCAGAACCTCTAGACATTAATGTGTCACCTTCTCTGAATATTCTACTTGTTTGATCAATAACATTAGCCACGTGTGATCTTGATTGACCACCATCTTTTGGTAATGAATTTAACAATTGTTGTGTTTTACCTAAAATAGAGTCTTCTCTGAAAGTATATTTTGTTGATAATGTTCCTTCAAAAACAGAACTTTCGCTTTGGTATTCTAAATTACCAGCACCTAATTTATTTTTACTATTAGGGCTGTACCAAGTTAACTTACCGGGTATTGCACCTCTTTCTGAAATATTCTTTTCGCTGTGAAATAATCTTGTTGCTGTTTCATCAAACAATAAAGAAAGATAGTATGGGCTTCTAGTTTTATTATCGTTAAAATCAGCTATTGTATTCTTAACGTCATTACCTCTATCATCACCAATGTATGCTTTTCCTTCAGGTGCTTCTCTTCCAATTACTTTATTTATACCTGCAGCAACTTTATCTACAAAGTTAAATAATTTACTAGAGTTTTGTGATCTAGCAGTTGTAGTGTAATTTGGTGCATATTTTGAGAAAGATAAATTATCATATAAAATACCCTTTTGACCATCACTTAAGTATTCAATCATTAAGTCTGATGGTTTTCTACTAGCTTTGGGTCTTCTTTGTATACCTAATAAAGAACCAAGAACACCAGTAGCATCCTGCCATATTTTACCAAATTCACTTTGTGGGACTGGTCTATTAACAACCGGATTAGCTGGATTACTTAAATAATCTCCCGGTATTTCTGAAAAAGGAAATTCTACACCAGCTACTGTTTGAACAAAATCAATAGCTTTACCAGCTAATGTTTTTGCAACTGTTATTTTATAATTTCTCTCAATTAATTTTTCTTTACCTGTAACTAAGTTAATAGCTGTAGATAAATTACCATTTAACGCATCTAATGCTCTAACTCTACCTAACGTAGCTGTCTCTAAGTTTTGTCTAATTCTAGCTTGAACAGGTCCATCAGGACTTTCAGATAAATGATAGTTTGCAAATTTGGCTAATTTAGATTCAAATTCATAATTTTTAGTGTCTAATGCACCTATTAAACCTCTACCTAAAATATTACCAGAAATAGGGAAATATGGATATACACCAACATTGTCTGTTGATATAATATTTCTAACATCCTCAACAATAACATAGTTACTTTCCTCTGGACTAAATCTATTAGAATTTTCAGTCGATACTATTTGAGCGTCTCTAGATGTCTGTAAGTTTACAGTAACATCACCTTGATCTTTGTTAGAAAACGCATTTGTGTTTTGAACAGAATAGTTACTATCACCAAAGGTCTGAGGACCATTAGGAACATTTAGGGTTTTAGTTAATAACTCATCCCTAAACTTTTTTGTTGCATTGAAATCTAAGTAACTTGGCATCTATTCTTTTATCTAATAAATAGATAATTTATTGTTTTATTATGTGTAGTTATTAGTGCTCTTAACTATATTAGAAGCTAGTGTAGCTTTTAATTGTGGGTTTCTATCTATTTCATTAACTATAATACCAGCTAATTCAGGACTATTGCTGTTGATATCTACTTTTACTGTAAGTTCGCCAAAGAATTTTTTAATTTCATCATATGCTTCTTTTGCTTTATCACCACCCTTTTCAAGTAACTCCTGTGTTTTGTTTTTTATGTCTTCAATATTAATATCTTTTGATGCTTCACTAAGTTTTTTCTTAATTAAACCAAGAGTTTCCAGCATTTCTGGACTTAAATTTTTCATATAATCAGCAACAGCAGACATTGCATCTGAACCAGCATCTATTGCTACTCCAGCTATTTTTTTAACTGTTTCTCCGGTGCTGTCTTCTGATGGATTAAATGTTTTTTGCATAAAATTAGCAGCGGCTTCCATACCTTTTGATGCTGTTTGACCTATTGGCCCCTTTCTTCCATCATCCATCATTCTTAGATAAATCGCTGTTGCAACGTTTAATATTTTTGTTGTTTCATTAAATTGATTTCTAGCAATGTCTATTGGTTTTTCATCTGCTGCGCTTTTTTGCATTGCTTGTAATTGTACTATTTGTTTGTCTGATAAATCACTTAATCCCACAAATCCATCTTTAACATTATCTAAACCAAGTCTTTCGACCATACTTTTAGGTATGTCAAATCCAACT